GACAACTACGAGATCATAAACTCTGCGGCGGCTGAGTGCCAGCGTGCGCTTGACCGCAAGATGGGCATAAACATCGAGCCGCAGCGTGCGCCATACCCCGCAGAGCGCGTGCAGGCGGTAGCGGGGGCAGCCTCTGCGCCCGACATCAGCGAAGAGAAGATGGTGCGCCGAATGACATCGACGACTGAGAACATCACGCGAAGTTTTTACGATGATTATGTTGAAACTAACGTGAAATATCGCAGCGAAGCGGGGCTGGAGTGCTTTATTATCCGCAGCGATCACGGCGGCTGCTGCAAATGGTGCGCGGCTCTCGCGGGCAAATACCGCTATCCCGAAGAAGTGCCAAAAGACGTTTACCGCCGCCACGACAACTGCACCTGCACCGTGACGTACACCAATGGCAGAAAGGCGCAGGACGTGTGGAGCAAGACCTCGCGCGAACTGCCCGCCGAAGAGCGGGAACGTATGAGGGAGATAGGGTTTAAGAAGCCGACCATTTCCGCAGAAGAGCGGGAGCAAATGTTGATCGCGGGCATGAAAAAGCCGCAAAGGCTTGACATTGCGGGGGAAAGTGGTATAATAGAAATAGACAAAAGTGAATTGAAAAAGTATATCGGAAAGCCGATAACGCAGACCGATAATCAGCATATTCGTGAATGGTATTATGCGAATGTATCGGATATACCGAATCAAATAGACAAGTCTAAGCCTTTTCAAGAACAAGTAAAGCAAGCTTTCGACCTGCGGAACAAATATAAGCGCAACGCTCGCGCTGCAATGTCTGACGAAGAAACAGCTAGATTGCTTGAAGAAAGGCGACCGCTTCCAACGTTTGAAGACCTTCTCAAAAGAAAGATGGAGCGTAAAGGAATGACGAAAGATGAAGCACTAAAAGATATTTTAGATACCGCTTCAAAGACAAATTCAGAAGTAAATGATATGTTTGGATTATAGTGAGGTTTCTAAATGAGCAATTTTGATTATACGATCTACAAGGACAATAGCCCGACTGAATTTAAAAAGGCTTGCTCAAAAATCGAAGAGTTTTTACCGAATGCGAAGAAAAGTAAGTTGCTGATTGACGTTGATGGTTCGACGATTCAGAGATATACAAAAGATGATAAGGTCATTGATGTATTTGATGATTATGATGTTGGTGCTGTATATGTAACGTCAGAAGTGAACCTTGATAAAATTTTCATTGATGCTAAATAACCCTTGACCGCTCCTCGCACCCCGCGAAGGGCGGTTTTCATATATCCACATTCAGCACCTTGCTTTGCGCAGGGTGCTTTTCTTATGCCTAAAAAAAGGAGGTAATCAGCTATTGAGAAGCGTATCGGCAGGCAGACCCCCACCGTATCGGTAGTCTTGCCGTATGAGCAAACGCTCGGCGGCGAGGCTGTCGCAATGTACAACAGGTCGGGGCGCACCGCGCAAGAGTGGCAGGAGCTTATGATGTACGACATCATGGCGGTTGACGGCGAGGGCTTGTGGCGGCACATGAAATTCGGCTGGTCTATACCCCGCCGAAACGGCAAATCCGAACTGCTCATCATGCGCTCGATCTACGGCGTTACCCACGGCGAGCACGTCTTGTACACCGCCCACCGCACCACAACCTCGCACTCGGCGTGGGAAAAGGTCACCAGCCTGCTCGCGAAGATGGGCTACCGCGAAAAAGAGGATTTCAAGACCACAAAACAGTTCGGTCTTGAGCGTATCGAGTGGCTAAAAGGCGAGGGGCTTATAAATTTCCGCACGCGCTCGAGCAAGGGCGGTCTGGGCGAAGGTTACGACCTGCTGATAGTTGATGAAGCGCAGGAATATACCACCGACCAAGAAACGGCGCTGAAATACGTCGTTACCGACAGCCGAAACCCGCAGACGCTCATGTGCGGCACACCCCCGACGGTGGTATCTGCCGGCACGGTTTTCACCAAATACCGCAAAAAGACTGTCACGGGCGGCGGCGGCGATGACGGCTGGGCGGAGTGGAGCGTGCCCGCGCTCACCAACGCCCACGACCCCGAATTGTGGTACGCGACCAACCCCTCGCTCGGCACTATCCTCACCGAGCGCAAGATACGCTCCGAGCTCGGCGACCCGCAGGACGCCCAAGTGGACGACAACATACAGCGTTTGGGGCTTTGGCTGACGTATAACCAAAAATCGGCTATCAGCAAGGGCGAGTGGCAGGCGTTGTGTATCACCGAAAAGCCGCAGCTCTCTCACGAGCTGTTTTTCGGCGTGAAGTACGCGAAAGCTACCGAAAACGTATCGCTCGCCGTAGCCGTGAAAACCGCAGACGGCAGGGTGTTCGTCGAAGCCATCGACTGCCGACCCGTGCGCGAGGGCAACGACTGGATAATAGCGTACCTGCGCAACCCGCATATGCGCGAAACGGTCATAGACGGCGCGGGCGGACAATCTCTGCTCGCCGCCGATATGAAAAACGCGGGCATACGCCGCAAGCCGATACTGCCCAAAGTGGCTGAGGTCATAACCTCTGCGGCAAGCTTCGAGCGCGGCATATTTGCGCAAACGATATGCCACGCCGAGCAGCCGTCGCTCACGCAGACGGTCGCCAACTGCGAGCACCGCGCTATCAGCTCGGGCGGCGGGTACGGTTACACGTCCATCTTAGAGGGCGCGGACATCTCGCTGCTGGAAGCCGTCGCGCTGGCGCACTGGGCGTGCGTGAACGCGGTCAAAGAGAAGAAAGTACAGAAGATAAGCTGGTAACGGCTTACATATATACCCACCGCGCAAGCGGAGAAAGGAAATATCATGGCAGATTTTAAACCCATCGAAACGCAGGAAGCTTTCGACGCGGCGGTCGCCGATGTCAAGAAGCAGTACGAGGGCTGGCTCTCGCCCGAGGACTACAACGCTAAGACCGCCGATCTCGCGAAGCAGCTCGAAGCGAACAAGACCACCATCGACGACCTTACGGCTAAGGCGAAAGCGTATGAGAGCAATTCGCTGAAAATGCGCATCGCTCACGAAAACGGCATACCCTATGAGCTTGCGAGCAAGCTTTCGGGCGACACCGAGGAGGAGATAAAGAAGGACGCTGAAACGCTCGCGAAATTCGTGAAAAATCAGCAGCCTCAGCCCCTCGCAAACACGGAACACGGACACACGAACGGCAAGGACGCGGCATACAAGTCGCTTCTCGCAGACCTTAAAAAGTAAAGAAAGGAAGTAATTAACTATGGCAGACATTCTCTCTAAGGGCGCAAAATTCGACCCGCAGCTTGTGAACGAGCTTTTCGACAAGGTAAAGGGCTTTTCATCGCTCTCGACCCTCTGCGCGCGCAGCCCTATCGCGTTCAACGGACAGAAAGAGTTCATTTTCTCGATGGACGACGAAGTAGACCTCGTTGCCGAGGGCGGCAAAAAGACCCGCGGAAGCGTCGCTCTCGACCCTATCACGGTGCTGCCGCTAAAGGTAGAGTACGGCGCAAGAATGACAGATGAATTTCTCTACGCCTCTGAGGAAGCGCAGATAGAAATGCTCAAAAATTTCTCTGAGGGCTTCTCGAAAAAGGTCGCCCGCGGTCTTGACATCATGGCTTTCCACGGACTGAACCCGAGAACTAAGACGGCGGCGGCTATCATCGGCACGAACCATTTCGACAGCGGCGTAACAGTCATCGCGCAGGACAGCAAAACGCCTAAGACCCCCGACGCGCTGATAGAAGAGGCTATCGCGGCGGTGCAGGGCCACGAGTACGATGTATCGGGCCTTACGATGGCTCCCGCATTCCGCTCCGACCTCGCCAAGATGGTAGACGCGAGCGGAAGAAAGATATACCCCGAGCTTGCGTGGGGCAGCACTCCCGCCCAGATGAACGGTATAAGCACGCTCACCAACACTACGGTATCTTTCAATTCCAGCAAAGACCTTGCGATAGTCGGCGACTTCGCGACGGCTTTCAAGTGGGGCTATTCCAAGGAGATACCGCTCGAAGTTATCCAGTACGGCGACCCCGACAACAGCGGCCGCGACCTCAAGGGATACAACGAGGTGTACATCAGAGCCGAAGCGTACATCGGCTGGGGCATTCTCGACAAGAACGCTTTCGCTGTTATCCAGTCGGCGACTGAGTAAGGAGGTATGGCAATGGCGGCAGTGTACGCGGCTATCGACGACGTGATACGGCTCGGGCGCAAGCTCACGGCTGAGGAGCAGGAACTTGCGGAGGCGCTGCTGCCCGTTGCTTCCGCTAAGCTGAGCCTTATCGCGAAAAAGCACGGCAAGAGCATAGCGCTGATGTCGGCGGCAGACCCCGAGTTCGCGCTTGCGGTCAAAGAGACCATCGTGCGGGCAGTTATCCGCGCGGTAAATGCGGCGGCTGATAATTCGCCCGCGGCAACGCAGGCTTCGCAGGCGGCTATGGGGTACAGCATATCTATGTCGTACCTCAACGCGGGTCAGCAGCTTTACTACCTGCGCAACGAGCTTAAAGACCTCGGGCTGCTGCGGCAGCGCTGGGGCGCACTGGAGGTGTACGGCAATGATAACAGCAATTAAAGGCATACCCGTTGAGCTTGTAGTGCGCGAGCAGACAGGCGTTGACGTGCTCAACCGCCCGACATATGCGGAGCGAATAGAGGTCGTCGATAACGTGCTTGTGGGCGCGCCGAGCAGCGAAGACGTGACCGCCGCGCTCAACCTCAGCGGCAAGCGGATAGCGTACACGCTGGCGATACCGAAGGGCGACGAGCACGTTTGGACTGATACAGAGGTGCGCTTTTGGGGCGGACGATACCGCACCGTAGGCGAGCCGACGCAGGGCATAGACGCGCTTATCCCCCTTGCATGGAACAAGAAAGTGCAGGTGGAAAGATATGCCGACGAAGATAGTTCTGAACCATAAAGCGGTGGGCGACTACCTCATGTCCGACAGCGTGGCGGCACTGACTGAGGAGTACGCCGAACGCATACGCGCGAAGCTGCCGAAGCAGGGCTACCGCGTGAAGAACTACGCATGGACTAAGCGCTACCGCGTGCGCCGCCGTGTATCGTCGGTCGCGGCAACACAAAAGCGCGCTATTCAGCAAAATCAGAAGAACAACACGATACTAAAGGCGGTCGGGGAGGTAAAGGAATGATAGAGGTCACGCTTATCGACTACATATCGCGCGGGCTGGACGTGCCGTGCTTTGCCGAAGAGCCCGCCAAGCCACCCCGCACTTACTGCATTATCGAGCGCACCGGCACGTCAGAGCGCAACTGCATAACGTCCGCTACGGTGGCTGTCCAAAGCTACGGCGGCACGCTGTTTGAAGCTATGGAGCTGAACGAACGGCTGCTGAAACTCATGCGGCGTATGCCCGAACGCGGCGATATAAGCCGCTGCGCGCTCGTGAGCAGTTACCCATTCAACGATACAACTACAAAACGTTACCGCTTTCAGGCGGTGTACGAAATAACATATTTTGAGGAGTGATCTTTAATGTCGAACAACAAAAACAATGTCACTACGGGCAAGCCAAAGGTAGGCGGCGCAGTTTTCCGCGCACCGATCTCAACGCCCCTGCCGACCGACGCCACCACCGAGCTGAACGCGGCTTTCAAGTGTCTGGGCTATATCTCGGAGGACGGCTTGACCAACGACGGCAGCCGCACCACCCAGTCTATCAAGGCATGGGGCGGCGATGTGGTGCACGTTTCCACCACCGACAAAAAGGACGATTTCACGATGACCTTCATCGAATCGCTCAGCGCAGAGGTGCTCAAACTCGTTCACGGCGACAGCAACGTTACCGGTACGCTGGAGGACGGCATGACGGTAGCGGCAGGCTCGGGCGACCTCGAGGACTACGCATACGTTATCGAGATGATAATGACGGGCGGCGTGCTCAAACGTGTTGTGCTGCCCTCTGCGAGCGTTTCCAACGTTGCCGAGGTGCAGTATGACGACAGCGACGCGGTGGGCTACGGCGTAACGCTGACCGCTATGGCAGACAGCGCGGGCAACACCCATTACGAGTATTTCAAGAAACCTACAGCTGAATAAGGAGGTACGGCATGAAGATGATAGAGGGCAAGACCGAGCACGGTTTTGCGTTTAAGTACGAGGCAGCTAAGCTTAACGATTGGGAGCTGCTCGAAGACCTTGTGGCAGTGGACGGCGGCGACGGTTCGCGGCTCGTGAGTGTGCTTCACCGCCTGCTCGATGATACGCAGATAGCGGCGCTGAAAGACTTCTGCCGCGACGAAAACGGCAGAGTGCCGCGCGACGTGATGGTGCGCGAGATCTATTCCATTATCCGCGGCGGCGACGGCGAAAAGGACAGCGACGGAAAAAACTGATACTGCTCGCCCGCATGGTGAGCGCGTGCGAGGGCGAGTTGATATGCGACTTCGCGGAAACGTATCACATATACGATCACCGCGCCCTGCCGCTGAGTACGGCGGCTGCGCTTGCGGGCGGGCTGCGCTCAAACTCCCGCGCACGCATGGCTTTGGCGGGGGAAAAACATACGCTCAGCGAAATGCTGGGCGTTTTGATTTTTGATAAACTTTCGCTGTTAGTTTGGCTGGGCAGCAAAGACGGTGCGCGCGGCAAGAACCGCCCCGAATCGCTGGCGGCTAAGCTTTTCGGAGAACCGAACGAGCCGCAGACCGAGGGTTTCGACGACCCGATGGCGTATGAAAAAGCGCGGCAGAAAATACTTGACGGAGGTGATTAAATGGCAGACAGCAATAGCAAAGGCATTGAGCTGGCGAAGGCGTATGTGCAGATAGTGCCCTCGATGGAGGGCTTGCAGGGGCAGCTTGCGAAGCTTTTCCCCGACGGCGTGGGCAGCGAGCAGGGCGGCAAGATGGGCAAAAATCTCGGCAAAAGTCTGCTCGCGGCGTTCGGCGCGTACAAGGTCGCCGACAAGCTGGGCGACGTTATAAAGAGCGCATTCAGCGAGGGCGCGGCTCTCGAGCAGTCCATCGGCGGCATAGAAACGCTGTTTAAATCCAGCGCGGGCAAGGTCGAGCAGTACGCGAGCGACGCATTCAAAACGGCGGGCGTTTCGGCTAACGAGTACATGGAGAACGTCACGAGCTTTTCGGCTTCGCTCATTTCCTCGCTCGGCGGCGACACTGCAAAAGCTGCCGAAGCGGCGCACACGGCTATGGTCGATATGTCGGACAATGCCAACAAGATGGGCACTAACATCGCCGACATACAGAACGCTTATCAAGGTTTCGCGAAGCAGAATTACACCATGCTCGATAACTTGAAGCTCGGCTACGGCGGCACAAAGACCGAGATGGAGCGCCTGCTCGCCGACGCGGAGAAGATAAGCGGCATAAAGTACAACATCGACAACCTCGCCGACGTGTACGCCGCAGTGCACGTTATCCAAGGCGAGCTTGACATCACCGGCACGACCGCGAAAGAAGCCGCCACGACGTTCAGCGGCTCGTTCGGCAGCATGAAAGCCGCGGCGGCGAACCTGCTCGGCACGCTCACGAACGGCGGCGACACGGCTAAGGCTCTTGACGACCTCGACGAAAGCGCGGGGAACTTTGCGGATAACTTCATTCGCATGGGCAAGCAGGGCGTACAGCAGCTTGACAAGCTAGGCGACGCGCTGGAGGACGGGATAGCTAAGAAACTGGGCGTGAGCAAGACAGAGCTCGAGGGCGTGAAGACAGTGCTCGCGGCGATTATCACGCAGATAGCGGCGGCGCAGATACTCGGCAAGCTCGAAGGCGTTACCATCTCGCTCGAAACGCTGCGCGCGGCGGCTCTAAAGGCGGGCACGTCGCTCAAAAACAGCATGACGGGCGGCAGTATAGCGATAGCTGCGGCGGTGGCGGGCGGTCAAATGCTTGCCAGTATCGTTGACGGCATTACGGAGAAGATAGACGAAGCGCACGATCCCCTCGCCGACCTCAGCGCAGACACGCAGGGGCTTGTGAGCGCGGCGCACGAAGCGGCTAAGGCGATAGCCGAAACGTCGCAGAAATTTGACGAGAGCATGAACAGCGCTGAGGAAAGCAGCGCGGCGTATGGCGGCATGGTGGACAGGCTCGAGGAGCTGAACGCGCAGACTTCGCTTACCTCGACCGAGCAAGCCGAGATGGAAAGTATAGTGCAGTCGCTCAACGAAGAAATGCCCGAACTGGGGCTTGCGATAAACAGCACTACGGGGCACTTGAACAAGAACCGTGCGGCTATCGAAGCGGTGGTCGCAAGCTATAACAGGCAGGCTAAGGCGCAGGCGGCGCAGGAAAGCCTTGTAGAGCTGTACAAGGAGCAGGCAAAGGCTGAGGAAGCGCTGAAAAATGCGACCGACGAACGCACCGCCGCACTTGCCGCAGGCACTGATATGCAGACCGACTACGGCGCGGCTGTCAACACGGCATACGTCACGGCTTCGGAAGCCATGCGCAACGTCAATGAGCAGATAGACGCGGCGAACACCGCGATAGCCGAGCTTTCGGAGCAGGAGAAAAAGTCGGCAGACTCGGCGCTGGCGAATATGTCAGACCTCCAGCTCGCCGCCCAGCGCACCCACAGCGTCATATACACCGTCGGCGAGGACAGCTATAAGGTCAGTGCCGACGCCGCCGACAGTATCGCCGAGCTTTCGCACCAATATACCTCAATGCTCGACCAGACGGCGGACAGCATTTACAATTCTATGGACTTGTTCTCAAAGCCCGCCGAGCTGGCTGAGGTGTCTGCCGAAGACCTCGTTTCGGCGATGGACAGCAACTACGAGCGCATTTCCGATTGGTCTGACGGACTGGCGGAGCTTATCGACCGCGGAGTTTCTGACGGTCTTATCGACAAACTGCGCGAGGCAGGGTCCTCTTCGGCGGCGGAGATAAAGGCCATGACTTCGATGTCGGACACCGAATTGCAGGACTATTCCGACAAATTCGACGAGGCATACGCGAAGGCGTACAAAGCCGCCGAAAAGTCGCTCGGCAATATGCGCGACGAATCTTCGCGGCAGATACAGAACATCATCTCGGACGTTGCGGGCAAGTCGCCAAGCTTGCAGGAGGCTTACGACATTCTCGGCGGGTATGCGGCTACGGGCTTCGCCAACGGCCTTACCCGCCCCGAAAAGCTCGCCGACATCGACCGCGCCGCACAGCAGATGGTAGACGCGGCGTACCAGTCCGTAAAGGCGGCGGCAGGCATACACTCGCCCTCGCGGCTGTTCGCAGACCTCGGCGGATATATCCCGCAGGGCATGGCTCGGGGCATTTCGGGCGGCATGGCTGAGGTCTCGGCGGCTGCTGCGGACATGGTATCTGCTGCGGCGGGCGAGGTGCATTTGCCCGACTATACATCGGCAGACAGCACTCATAACGCCGTCGGAGCCGCCGCTAAGCGCGACGAACGAACGGCAGGCAGGCTGACCGCCAACACCGCCGAGCACGTTCAGAACGCCGCAGAAAGCGGCAGACAGGCGGTCTTTAACCTCATCATAGACAGCGACACAGTTGCAAGCGTGATAGCGCCCGCGCTTGACATCATCAACGGCGCGAACCTTAATCTAACAGCGCGAGGAGTGGCAAGATGATATGATAAGACAGATGATTTTCAACGGCGTTTCAACGGGCGACCTGCGCGGCGTTACGGTCGCAAAGGGCAGTTGGGGCACGCCAAAGCCCCGCGTGGTGCGCGAGAGCGTGCCTTACCGCAGCGGCAGCACCGACCTATCTGCGGTGGGCGGCAAGGTCTACTACGACGACCGCGACCCGCAGTACGTTTTTAATGTGATAGGCGAGGACGCGGAGGACACCGCCGACCTTGTTTCTGACGTTATAAACTGGCTCTATTCGGAGGGCGACGGCATTTTGAAAGACGAACACCTGCACGGCTGGAAGCTGACGAACTGCCGCTGTACCGACATCAGCTACGAGTACATAGACCAAGCGCGGCGAGTGATGCAGCTTACCGCAACATTCGCCGCCGACCCGTACATGATAAGCGAGGGCGCGGCGTTCGACATCGCAACGTTTACCGGTAACAGACTTATGCTTCTTGACGTTGGCGACTTCGGCGCGACGTACTACGACATGGGCTCGCCCGCCGACTATGCGAGTTACAGCGACATATCTATATCAGACGACGGGCTGAGCGCGAGCGTTACCCTGCCATTTGGCGGGAACGTAACGCAGTACGCTATCCCCACGATGGGCGGCATAGTTACGGCGGCGAGCGGCGGCAGATACGCCACTGCGTCCGAGCCCGAAGACGGCTACATCTATTTGCAGGCTGTTGTGCCCCCGCCGTCCACCGCGAGCACATACGGCGTTACGCTGACTCTCAGCAAGGCGGTAGGGGCAAGCGCTCTGAGCGCGGTCAAAGTGCCGTATCACATCGGCTCGGGCACGGAGTTCAAGACGGCTTCGCTCGACGCATACAGCCTTATTTGCGACGGCGTGCCCGTGCTGTACGTCAACGGCGCGGTGGTCGATACCGAGCATTTTTCGGTCAAGAGCGGCATTAACCGCTTGAACGTTACGCACAACACCATGCCCGCCACGCTGAGGTACTCGACCATCAAGGAGCGGCTATGAACTATCGCGTAACGATCACCAACGGCACGCAGTCGGAGATACTGCACAGCTACCGCCCGTCAGACCCTAAAATATCGCAGGCAAAGATCAGCGAAGCCGTCAACGAGATACCGTCGTTTTCGTTCCGCCTGCTCCCCGACAATCCCGCGTACAACGCCGTTGAGGCGGGGGTCAGCACGGTGGCAGTAACAGACCTTGACCGCGGCGCAACGCTCTTTGAGGGGCGCTGTCTGAGCGTTTCGGACGGTATGAGCACGGCGGGGCTGTTCGCGGAAACGGCGGTCTTTGAGGGCGAGCTCGGCTACCTATGCGACAGCGTACAGCCCGAAGGCGAGGTGTCGCAGGGCACGATAAACCGCAGCACGCTGATAGACCTTATAACGGCGCACAACGAGCAGAGCGAGCACCGTTTCGCGCTCGGAAACGTCGAAATGTCGGGTTTCCCCGACGGCAGTTCGTATGACTGGGGCGTGACGTTCGATGTGCTTCGCGCGCTGTTCGTGGACACTCTCGGCGGCGAGATACGCTTGCGAAAAGTCGGCGACACGCGCTGTCTTGACTACGCGAAGGAGTTCGCCATCGAAAAGGATATGCCGATATACTGCGGCGGAAATATGCGCGAAATTACCTGCACGGCGGACGTCAGCGGGCTGATAACGCGGCTGTACCCACTGGGCGCGGTAAGGCAGTCAACGGGCACGCGGCTGACGATAGTGCCTAGCGGCATGGCGGGCGGCAAAAGTTACATCGAGCGCGCCGACCTTGCGGCCAAGTACGGCGTGCGGAGCGGCGTTGCGATATATGACGTACACGGCGACGGCGACACCCTCGTGCGCGGGAGCACAACGCTTTATCGGCGCGGCATGAACACGCTGAACGCCATTGCGATAGGTCAGCGGCAGTACAAGGTCAGCGCGCTGGACGTATCGGCGGGGTACGAGCTTTACGGCGTGCACCAAGTGAAAAACGACATCATGGGCATAGACGAGCGGCTGCGTATCATCGGCAGGGCGATAGACCTAGACCGCCCGCAAAACAGCACGCTGACGTTCGGCAGCAAGGCGGCGACCCTCTCGGACGCGGTCGCGCAATACAAAGGAGTGATGAGATGATAAAAATATCAACGGTGGTGGAGTTGGATTTGAGTTGTGCAGCCCCCAGAGCGCGTATCAACGCCAAGCAGGGCGACGGCGGCACGCGGCAGATAGTCGCGCGGTTCACGAACGGCAGCGGCGTAATATCCGACCTTAGCACGGTCACGAGCGCAGAGTTCAAAGTCCTGCGCCCCGATGGAGTGACGGTAAAGGCAGCGGCGGCGTTGTCTGACGGCTCAGCGACGGCTACATTAACAGCGGAAATGCTGGCGGTAGCGGGTCGCGCGTTCGGCGACATGGTGTTATATGGCGACGGCGAGAGCATATCGGCGGCGCGGTTTGATCTAAATATCATGGCAGCGGCAGACAGCGGCATAGCCCCCGACCCTACCCCCGAGCCGCAGGACAGCGGGAAGCCCGCCCTAGCCTCGGCGGTAGCTGAGGGGGTCGTGGGTACAGTAGGCGCGGCTGAGATGGTCTACGGTATGGACATTGACCTCATGAGCGCGAGTTGGGAGCAGGGCAGTATATATGATAACGGCAATAATTTTAACAGCACCGCACGAATACGAACGCCCGATTATATTGACCTCTCAAACGCCACCGATATTTTTTATTCGGGCTTCACTGTGGTAGCGGAAGCCGATAAAAAGCTTCTATACACGTTTATTTTCTACGATTCGGAAAAAAAGCTATTGACAACATCGACCAATAAAGACTGGCTCGACAGCGGCGCGCTGACAACGTGCGGCACAGCGTCTGCACCGTCATATGTGCGTGTGATACTGCGCCATGCAGACAACAGCGATATTACCCCCGACGTGCTGACGTCGGCACGGCTGAAAATATTAGCGTGAAAGGAGAATTATAATGGCAATAGAAACAACATATTTCACAGGTACGACCGCCGAAGCCAACTACGCCGAGGTGTCGGCGTGGCTGACGGCTAATGCGGCGGAATATTTTGATACAATTGATATTCCGTCTGGTGCACAGGAAGTAAGCTGTAAAGTCGGCGATGTAACAGCGTTAAAGCTTGATTGGGGAACCGATTATGAAGTTCAGCGCTCTTTTCAAGTAACCGCGAAAAATGGTGCTAATATAAACAGCGGGTGGAGATACGTTCATGACAAATGCTGCTGGCGCTATGGGTACAAGACTGACAACGGAATAGCAATTTGTAATAATCAAACGAATGCTTTTCAATCATCTATTTTTATTTCTAAAGATAATAATGGTGATTTGATTTTTGCAGTGTTAAAGCCCGATAGTCCAAATTTCAATTCTCCTAGCAATCGGGCGGAGTTCCTTGATTTTAATTCGCTGGCTTCTATTAAAACTGAGGGTAGCAACAATTCTGACCCTTTAGCACGGCATCGTATAAATGGTGCATTAACAGCTTCCATGACGGCACTCGTGCCTATTGTTTCGGATGTCAAAACATATTGCGACAAAGTCGTGACAACGCCGTTTTCGCAGTACAGCAATTTATGTTGGGGTACCATCGACGTATCCGGCACGAAGTACGTTTACAACGGTGTGTTCGCGCTAAAAGAATAGGAGGAATAATATGACAAACATAAAAGCGGCGGTGCTTGCCGCTGTCGGAACGCTCGGCGGCGCGGTCGCGGCACTGTTCGGCGGCTGGACAAGCGCTATGACAACGCTTATCATTTTCATCGCGATCGACTATCTCACGGGGCTTATCGTGGCGGGCGTGTTCAAGCGCTCGGGCAAGTCGGAGAGCGGGGCGCTCGAGAGCCGCGCAGGGTTCAAGGGGCTGTGCCGCAAGGGCATGATACTGCTGATATTGCTGGTCGCGTGCCGCCTTGACCTCACGCTCGGCACGGCGTACATCAAGGACGCGGTGTGCGTGGCGTTCATCGCCAACGAAACACTTTCCATCATCGAAAACGCGGGGCTGATGGGCGTGCCTATCCCCGCGGTCATCACAAAGGCTATCGACGTTTTAAAGGAGGATAACGATGAAAAAAGGCATTGACATATCATACTGCCAAGGCTCGCCCGACTTCGCGAAAGTGCGCGGCGCGGTCGATTTTGTGATAATGCAGATAGGTTACGGACGTTACGCGGGGCAGATCGACAAGACGTTCGCGCGGAATTACAGCGAGTGCAAAAAGCACGGCATACCATGCGGCGGCTACTGGTTCAGTTACGCGACCACTGCTGACGAGGCGCGCGCCGAAGCTAAGTGCTGTATCGCCGCCATCAAGGGAAAGCAGTTCGAGTACCCGATCTATTTTGACGTTGAGGGCAAGTCGCTGGTCGGACGGACGGGCGTTTCCGCGATGTGCAAGGCGTTCTGCGAGGAGCTCGAAAAGGCGGGCTATTTCGCGGGAATTTACATGAGCCGCAGCCCCGCGCAGACCATGCTTACCAGCGAGGTCGCGAAGCGTTACGCCCTTTGGCTCGCGGAATACGGCGGCAAACTCAACTGGTCGGGCGAGGTCGGAATGTGGCAGTACACGGACGGCGGCGCGGTCGCGGGCATCGGCTCGGCGGTGGATTGCAACTACTGCTATGTGGATTATCCCGCGAAGATAAAAGCCGCGGGGCTGAACGGCTTCACCGCTCCGAAAGCCTTGAAAACGCTGGACAGCGAGGGCTTCAAGCGCGGCGACAAAGGCGTGGGAGTGTATGCGTACAAGCAGCTTCTGCGGCTCGCCTGCACGGCGCTCGGCGTGTCTGAGAACCTCGCAGACGACGGTGGTTTCGGCGGGGGTACGGAGAAGGCTACCAATGCGGTGCTCGGGAAGTTGGGGTACAAGCAGAACGGGGTCGCGGGTAAAAGGCTGATGAAGAAGTTGGCGGGGAAGGTGAAGTGAGATGTACGAACATAAGCTGCGTTACGAAAATTTACAGCACGGTTTTTTCACAGGCTCGGGTAGGTACGGCATACCCGAGCTGAACGGTACATCGCGAACCGAACTCCCCGAGCTTGTGAGCTTCAATTATGCGCGGACTGCAAGCGGGAAAGAGGAAAAGGGCGTGCACTTTTTCATAGATGATTACCAGTTCGCGCGCGTGTGGAACCACCCGACGGACTACCTCGCGCTTTTGAGCAAGTACAAGGTAGTGTTTGCGCCCGATTTCTCGCTTTACGCGGACATACCCGAAGCCATGCAGATATACAACCATTACCGCAAGCACTGGTGCGCGGCATACTGGGAGCTTAACGGCATAGAGGTAGTGCCCACGATATGCTGGAGCGGCGAGAAGAGCTTCGAGTGGTGTTTCGACGGCGAACCCATCGGCGGAACAGTAGCTGTATCATCGGTAGGCACTCAGCGCAGTAGAGAAGCGAAAGCAGCGTTTCTGCGTGGTTACAACGAGATGATGAAGCGTTTGAAGCCCTCAGCGGTAGTGTTTTACGGCAGCGTGCCGAATGAGTGTGAGGGCAACATTATACATATAGACGCTTTTCAGGAAAAGTTCAGAAAGGAGCGAAAGTGATGGGCGGAAGAGGAAGTTCGAGCGGGATAGCACTGAGCCCCGCACAAGAGAGAAAGCTTGAAGATACAGCACAGTTCAACGACGCTAAGCGCTATGGATGGGCGAGGGGTGCAAGGTACGTTGAATACACAGACTCAAACGGCAAAGTGAAAAAGGCTGAAACCGGCAGAGGCAGCGGCGGAACGTACAGAACGAGCTACAACGAAGATGTTGCGAACTATGCTAAGATGTCTACGAAAACGCTTAATGCAGAGCTGTCAAAGCAGCGTGCGGCCGCTAATGATAATTACCAGAGGTTCGCATATGGAGCAGCCAGCAGAATCGGTTCAAATGTTACAAAGTTTTCAGAAGCCGGTACTAAAGCAAAAATGATAGAGCAGGTTTTAAGACGAAGAAGAAAGAAGTGATATATTGGGCGGACGCGGTTCATCGAGCGGGATAAGCGATAAGGGCAAGGCATATGGGACTGAGTACAGCACGCTGTACCAGTCGGGCAATATTAAGTTTGTTAAAATCAACAATGGTTCTGCTACACCTCCAATGGAAACTATGACGGAGGGGAGAATTTATGTTAATGTAAGTGGAAATAATAATCTAAAGTCAATAACTTACTATGACAAAAACAACAAGAGATTTAAACAAATTGATTTAGACCATGCGCATAAAATAAATGAAAAACTTGAACAGCCACATAAGCATAAAGGTTACTTGCACAATGAAAAAGGTGATTATTCAGTATCACCAAAAGAACAGAAAATGGTTGACAGAGTAATAAAAACATGGTATAATAAAATTAACAAGTAGAAGTGTTGTGAGGAACACGCATAGCAATATGAATGTCCGGTGCAAATCCGGACGCTTGTTAAACGGACAGCCGACAGGGTGCTTGGGGTGCTCTGTCGGCTGTTTTTGTTTCTGAAACCATGTACGATTTGTACACGATAAAACCAATTTGTAAAATTATGTATGCAAAGTTGCATACAGCGAAAAGCGCGGAAACCGTTGTTTTTGCTGGGTTTTGTGCGTGTTGGAAAAGCGGTCAAAAAGGGGAGAATTGGGCTATTTTTACTCCCGTCACCTCGACCAAAACTGCACACCGATTTTGATACAATGCGTTATCAGAACGGTGTGCAATTTTTTTATGCGAAAACCCTTGATTTTAATGGCTTTTCTACAATATTTAACGATTAAAGGCTCTGAGCTGACCTAAAATTGGTCTCTTCAGAGCCTTTTTCATTTTTTGCATTATACTTTTTAACGAAAGGTCGTTCTAGGGGTGTGCATTTTCAGTAGGGGGGTGTGCATTTTGTAAAAAGTAGAAAACCACAAGACCAACCATTCTGTGATCTTGTGGTTTTCCCTTTATTCTTCGACCGTGACCTCACTCCCGTTATGGAAAACAAACGTAATGCTCTTATCTCTGTGAACAATAGCCTTCTCCACCGTCACAGTCCATATAGCGTCGTTCCACTCAGTTAATACAGTCGGCTGCTTTTTCAGCGTGCGTATGTAAAGTGCCATAGCTTTGTCCCGCTGATTTCGGCGTGTACGTTCATCTTGCAAACGTTCTAATTCTGACCTAGCTTTCTCATAGCGTTTGGTCAACTCTTCGTATCTTTTCAAGTAAGTTTCCTGCGACTGAACCGTTGACGCATTCTCTTTGACAAGAGCCTTTACAAGCTCGGCAACTACCTGAACTTCTGACGATCGTTGCTCGATTTCAACGTCCAGTGACTTGAAGTCGGTCAAAGTTTTACGCATAAGTTCGCAGTCCTCGATGATCTGCTTTCTGTTGCCCATCATCTGATCGTAAGCCTTTATGAATAGCCGCTGTACAGTTTCAGTGTCTACTGTTGGCGTCTGACAGCGTTTTTCACCTTTGAACTTGCTGTTGCACTGCCAAACGGTGCGACGATAGCGGTCGGTGGAATGCCATACCTTTGAACCAAAGAACCCACCGCAGTCCTCACAAACTAACTTTGCGGAGAGTACGCTCTTTCCGCTGTAAGCTCTGCCTAGTGACTTTCGCCTTGCAATTTCAGCTTGTACTAAGTCCCATTCGTCCGGTTCTATAATGGCAGGGTGACTGCTTGTTACATAGTATTGAGGAACTTCGCCTTCGTTAATTTTCAACTTCTTCTCAAGAAAATCTACGGTAAATGATTTTTGGAGCAGCGCATCGCCCTTGTATTTTTCGTTTTGAAGAATACTGGTGACTGTGGTCTTGCTCCATTTTTCTTTGCCGCCCGGCGATGTGATACCTAAGTCCTCAAGATATTTGCAAATACCGGCTTGCGTTTTTCCGTCAAGAAAAAGCCTGTATATCAAGCGAACAACGGCAGCCTCTTTCTCAACTATCGCAGGTTGCCCATCTTCACCTTTTTCATATCCGAGAAATCGTTTGTAGGGAAGATGTACCTTGCCGTCAGAGAAACTTTTGCGCTGACCCCATGTAATGTTTTCGGAAATACTTCGGCTTTCTTCATGTGCTAAAGAGGACATGATCGTGATGAGCAGCTCTCCCTTGCCGTCAAAAGTGTAAATGCCTTCTTTTTCAAAATAGCACTCAACGCCATTTTCTTTCAGCTTTCGTATAGTTACAAGGCTGTCAACAGTGTTTCGAGCAAATCTGCTGACTGATTTTGTGACGATAAGATCTATTTTTCCACCCAGAGCATCAGCTATCATTTCTTTGAAACCCTCACGGTGCTTGGTGTTCGTGCCTGAAATGCCTTCGTCTGTGTACACTTTTACGAAATCCCATTCAGGCTTAGAACGTATGAATCGTGTGTAATAGTCTACCTGTGCTTCGTAGCTGGTAAACTGCTCGTCGCTGTCTGTCGAAACTCTAGCATATCCAGCAACACGCCTTTTGTGTGCAGCAACACTTGGCATATGCGTCAAAGGGTCTATCGTTGCGGGTATCATGGTTATCTTAGGCATCGTGCTTGCTCCTCTCTAATGCTTTCTGACGGGCGGATGCTTTCATTTCGTCTGTCCAACATTGACTGCGTGAGCGGTCTTTCCAAATTCGTGTAACTTCCGAACCGTCCTTGAAACAGTAAATCAGAGTATTATCATTGCAGACACAAATATGCTGGATTCGGTCGCAAAGCCACTCGTGTGTAAAATCATTCTGCCTCAGGACATCAGCTGTGACTTGCTGTAGGATAGACTCAGGTATTTGCTTTGACGCACAAGCAGCTTTGCCAAGCGAGTTGAATGTTCCGCATATCCATACCGCTCCCGATTTTGTTACCTTGCGGCGGTAGTTCTTGCCACAATTTTCACACTTCAAAAGACCGCTAAAAGGGTATATTTTCTTCGGAACAGGCTTTTGGATGAATTTTGCCGCACGCCGTGCTTTTTCTTCTTGAACTGCCTTAAATGTTTCAATATCAATAATTGCATCGTGAGAATCCTCTATGTGGTATTTAGGCAGTTCGCCCATATTGAATATTTTTCTCTTGGATATATGGTTTTCACGGAATGTTTTTTGCAGCAGTAAATTGCCTGTATATGTATAGTTGCTTAGTACCCTTGAAACAGATGATTGATTCCATTTGCCGCCGAAACGGGAAGTAATGCCTTCTTTATTCAGCATATTTGCGATCGACTGATAACCATACCCCGAAAGATATTCGTCGTAAATTCGTCTGACTATCTCGGCTTCTTTTGGTACTATGGCATAACGTCCGTTTTCAAGCTTGTATCCCAGCAAAGTGCCGTCCCACGGTATACCTGCTTCAAAATTACGTTTTATCCGCCATTTCTGATTATCGCTTGCTGAACGGCTTTCTTCTTGAGCGTATGATGCCAGTATCGTCATCATCAGTTCGCCGTCACCGCTCATAGTGTGGATATTCTGCTCTTCAAAATATACGTCAACGCCATAAGCTTTCAGCTCACGGACTGTCTGAAGCAAAGTTACAGTGTTTCGTGCAAATCGTGATATGGACTTTGTAATAACTAAGTCTATCTTTCCTGCACGGCAGTCAGCGATCAAATGCTGAAAACCTGACCTTAATTCTTTAATTCCTGTCTTTGCCTCGTCAGAATATACGCCTGCATACAGCCAGTCTCCGTGGTTTTGAATGAGTTCGCTGTAATAGCTGACCTGTGCAGAAAGTGAGTGGAGCATAGCGTCTTTGCCACTAGACACTCTAGCGTAAGCTGCGACCCGCTTTTTCTGTTCCAGCTTTTGTGCTTTTGGTAAAACAGTTATTGTTCTTTGCATTGTGATACCTCCTTGCTGTGTGATATATTACCTCTGAAACCATCATAAATCAAGTCCATTCCGCAATATATACTGCACGAAGATATGCCGTATTTCTCTGCCAGCATTGTATCAATTATGGTGTAGTCTTTTGTGGTCAGTATCCCCATCGAAAGCATATTCTTAGCCTGCAATGCAGAAACGAGATAGCTTTCAAGCTTTGAACGGTAACCGCTATTCATTAGCATCACGCTCTTTCCAGAAACGCTCTGCGATGTAACAATTTCGGCTGCAGTACTTTCTCCGTTTGTCGCCATAGCTGTGAAAAGTTTTTCCACAGTGCTGACAACGAAGTTCGTAGATAGCCTTACGTTTTACAATATCAAGATGGCTGTTCCACCAAGCGTTTCTGCACTTATCACAGCAAAAACGTTTTTTCTTTCGTTTGGCTATCTGCAAAATTTCATTCCCGCAGTTTTCACAGCAGGTTATTTCCCCTGAGAGTGTCACCGGAGATCTCGTTGATACATTTGTACCAATACTCTTACGTCGGCAGAATGATTTTACTGTGTTTAGTGATATATCAAGTGTCTCGGCAATCTTGCCGTAGCCATATCCGGCCTTACGCAGCTGTATGATCTTTGCCTTTTGATTTTCTGTCATAACTTTTTGTCTCCTTTCAAGTGAGTTTAAGTATCTTCCTCACTTACTACCGAAAAAGTCAACCTTTATCGTTGATATGTTCTCACTCTTACAGCTGTGTATTGAAAACTTTGATTATTCCGTTTTGCAGCAAAAAAAATATAGCCCACCGAGAAAAAATCCCGATGGGCGTATCAACTGGACATATTCCGCTATTTCATCAACTCATTGACCCTCTTCTGCACCTTAGCATAGTCATATCCTGCCTTAGTAAGCCTCTTCTTTCTCTCATCTCCATTGCCCCACTTGCCGGCAATAACTTCACGAGCAAGAGTATCAACAGATTTCTTTGCTGAACCTTT